AATAAAAGAGCTGTATGTATATCATCATCCTCTGTAGAGAATTCTGCTTCTATCTCTTTTAGTATGATATGTTCTTTGTCTACTTCTGGAGTATGAAAGAATGGATTCATATCCGGGTTAGGACACGTCATATAGAAGAGATATAAGTACACTTTAAGATAATCATCAGGATAGTTATCCATGACATCTTTAAGTGCTTTAAGTGTATAACAATGTTCTGTAGGAATTACTTTACCATTCTGAACATCAAACAGTCTTACAATCATTTCTTCTTAATTAAGTGTGGGTGATCCTTCATAAAGTTAATTACTGAGATAACCTCATCATAAAGATAAGGAACTACCATTGGAATAACCTCCTTTACAATAGGTTCACCATTAACGTCTAACTTAGCAATAGGATAACCATACTTATCTTCACCCTGTGTTTCAAAAGTAATATGGTGAATAAATATCTTACCCGGTTGTAATTTAGGGTTATGCTTTAATATAATATACATATAAACACTGAGCTGTAAAGCATAGTGATTAAAGTTGCAATCATCTAAATGCTGTACTGGGTCAAGCATTTTTTCTGTCATACCTTCCCAGTTCTTGTATGATTCTGTTTTAATTTCTTTATTAGTCTTGTAGTCAATAATATTAACTCTACCATTGACTACTTCAACTAAGTCTGATTGGCCACACAAGCCTGCTGACTTGAGATAAACCATATGTTCAGGATACACGCCTGGATCTAATTTTTGTAAGGGAGCAATCTTTAAACCATTTTCTCCTTCATATGGTTTAAACACTGGAACTGTTACTCCTTCTCTTTCTATAGAAGCAAATGAGCATAAGTCAGATTCTCTTTGGTTATGATAGAATGTACCAAGTGTGGTAGCTCTGTGAGCTTCATTGTCCCATATCTCTAGTATGGTTTTCTGAGAAATATCATACCATTTTGATTTCTTATTCTTAGATACTTTTGCTGCTACTGCTTTAGCATCAAAAGGTTTCTTTAAACTAGATATCAATGTTGTTACACTAGTCCATTTGATCTGATCATTTGGATCTACACTAACATAACTGTGATCATCTGCGTTAAATACTATACTCATAGTGCGTCTAATTTATCTTCTTCTTCTTCTGTTGCAATTGCTTGCCATTTACCAAGAGGACAATCTGAAGAAAGAGATCTTGTTTTAAAAGTTAATGAGCAACCACATTCATTGCAACATGGTGCTGTACCCTTTACTGCACATTTCTTTCCTTTACTAGGGCATTCATCACAAACATCAAATCTCATGCGGGCAACATCTTCTACAAACTCATCTCTAATAACTGAGTTCTTAATGCCTTCAATGATCTTAGTCTTGTTCTCCCAAATTGCTCTGAGTGCTGCTTTCATTTTTGGTTTTTTTAAAATTATTTTTTAAACTTTCCTCTTGACAAATTTTCTTTTCTATTTCTATTAAATCACTTAATTTAGTCTCTAACATTTTTTTATGAAAATATGCATTATATGTTGAAATGTCATGAGTATCTAATACTTTAGAATACCTACCAATTGCATTCCTAACTGATACAGGTTTAATTACAAAATGACCTAAACCTTCTACATTTATTCTTGGAGAATCTAAATTTGAAAGTTTTAATCTTAAAGTTTTATAATAAAACTGAACTATATCCTCTACTAAATCTTCACTTATAAGTAACTCTTCTGCAAGTGCTTTATATAATGTACTAGGTTTTCTAGGATTCATTGGCTAAAAATTTATAGTCTAATAAAATATTACCTTCAGTTTGTATTTTAATATTTGCATTAATTAAAATAACTTTCTTATTTGAAGGGTCTTTATCAACTATATTTTTCTTTTCAAATTTATTAATACAGTTTCTTACAGTTTGTGAAGATTTAAAAATCTCATATTCTTCAGAAGCATCATAACAAAAACTAGTTAATTCAATAGGACCAAGGATAGCCAAAAGAGTCAAGCACTCTAAATCTGAACTACTTACTTGTATACGGTTCACATAGCAGTGCGTTAAGATCTGATACTTAATGATGTCATTTTTAGACATCCTAATTCTTTTTTGTACTTGGTTAACAAGTGCCATGACTAATATTTTCTAAGTTTTCTTTTTACAGATTCTTCTTGTGTTTCCTCTTCATCTTCTTCTTTTTCTTGTACTGCTTCTTGTTGAGCTTGAGCCATCATAGCATACTGCATCTGAATGTTAGTTCTTTTAAATCTAGCTTCATCAATTGCAAGTAAAGTTTGCTCATACTTAAGTTGTGCTTCTAAGTAAGATAAAGATTCAGTATAAAACTGAAGCATTTGTTCTTTTTGTGCAGCTAGTTCTTCAGCTGTAAACTCTTTTTCTTGTTGGTTTTCCATAACTATTAATTTATTGGTTTACAACAAATATACAAAATAAGTTTAAATGTATATTGTTTAAATAAAAAAATCCAGGCATAGTAAGTACCTGGATCTCTATATGTTTAGTAGTCTTATTTCTTTTTCATGGTCTTTTTTACAGTACCGCCTTTTTTCATACCAAGTTTTTCTTTGATAGCATCTCTGTTTTTATAAACAAGTGCTCCAGCTACTCCAGTTGCTACGGCTCCTACAGCTTTTTTAACACCTTCCGGAATACTACGTTTACCATACTTGGTTACTTTACCACAACCACTTTTTCTTCTTCTCTTACGTCTTTTACCATCAGCACCCATGTATTCTTCCATACAAGAGTCATCTGAAGAACCACCTTCTTGGTAGCTTCTCATTGATCTGATTATTTGATTCTTACTATCTATCATGATTATCTGTTTTTAATAGTAAAATTAAATACTGTAAGTAAGTAAAAGCTTCTAGAGATATCAATTTCAACAGAGAGTATATCAACAAAAGATACTCTTAGTTTAATTGCAAACTTATCCCATTGCTTTGTATAACTATCCCAGCCGTTTCTAAATTTCATAATAATAAAGTTTTAGTCCAAATATAACCACCAGCAGACTTTTGTCTTCCTTTAAGACAATCTGTAATAGCAGTTCTATTTAATTTACATTCATTAATTGCATATTGTGCGCACTCCCAAGTCTTAATAAAAATACCATCTTTAGTATACTGATGTACTTCAAAAGCTCTTCCGTTTTTATATCCTTTGCTTTCTAACCAATGACCAGTATTTTTATTCTTATGTGTAATGGACATTTTAAGCTTGGTTTCTTCGGTAGGCTTTCTATTTTTAGCTTTAAGAGCAATTTTTTTCTTGGTTTCATCTGACAATTTATGCCCAATTAAGGATTGTCTTCTTTTTTCATTAACCTCTTCACCTAAATATCCACCACCTCCACCATCAGCAATATTGCAAAGTGTCCCTGATTGAGAATGCTTTTTATATAAACTAATAAACTCAATTTCTTTTTCACAAGCTTCTTCCCATGTTAAATCATCCATTAGTATTTCTACTTTATATTCTGTCTGATTAACAATATGATGCCAATATGGATTTCTATTTTTATTAGATTCAGCTCTATTAAAATTTAAATCACTCTTGCCTATACCAATATAAAATGGTACATTTTTATCAAGTCTAATATGTCTATATACGTATGCCATTATTTTAAATCAGCATCTGTTTTGTATGGTATATATGTGGTTTTACTACCAATCTTCTTAGCTACAAGAATTTGCTTACGCTGTTTTCCTGAACCTTCATATGACACATGAACCCATGCAGGATTGCTATTTACAGGAAACTCTGCGATAAGTTGGTCAAACTCTAAATTCTCTTTAATGTAGTTAAAGATTTGAGCATTAGTAATTGATGTACCATCCATATCAATATCAATAGCTTCTCCAGTACAATGCTGTGATGTAGCTGACCCACCAACTGCTTTATTAAGCGCTGCGGAACGGTATCCTGAACTAATGTGGATTGGAACACCAAAGTGCTCACGGATTGGTTGAAATACTTTCTCAGCCAATAATTTAAAGTTTGCAATATGTGCCTCAGTAGGCATATTACTTACTCCTTTTCTTTTAGCAGTTTCTGATCTCATTACTTCTGCTAGTGATAAATTTTTACTTAATTGCATTGTGTTTGTTTTATATGATTAATCTACTACTTCTTCTGAAGTTT